CCATCATTAAGACCATTTTCATTTACATTTAAACTTTCTCCAAGAGATGCAAATGAATCTGTAATAGTGAGGAGAATAATAAGACAATTTAAAGAAGGATCTGCTGTAAATACATCAGCGCAAAACTTTTTCTTGAAAGCTCCAAATGTATTTAAAATAAGATACGAACAAAAGGGAGGAGCCTCAAAATCATTAAACCAATTTAAAACTTGTGCATTAACTACTGTAAGTGTTAATTATACTCCAGATGGAACATATATGACATATGAAGATGGTACTATGACTTCATATGAAATAAACTTAGCATTCAATGAATTAGAACCAATTTATCAAAAAAATTATTCAAAACTTGCTGCAGACGATATAGGATACTAAAATGTCATCGTATTTCAAAAAAGTTCCAAATTTTCAATACGTCAATAGAAATCCCCAAGAAAATACACCTTTGGGAGATTATGTTGATGTTAAAAATTTATTCAAAAGAACAAAACTTCTTGATGATATTTTTTCTGATTTAAATTACTTTGAAAAGTATAGCATTATTGGTGACGAAAGACCAGATCAAGTAGCAGAAAAATTTTATGAAGACCCAAATTTAGATTGGGTAGTTTTAATTTCCAATAATATCATTAATGTTCAATCAGAATGGCCTCTTCCGCAGGTAGCATTTAACAAATATCTTCTGAACAAATATGGATCATATGAAAAATTAAATGATATTCATCATTACGAATCCAGAGAAATTGCTACATCTAACGGAGTGGTATTAGTTCCAAGAGGTCTCCACATTCCAATTGATTATCAAATAGAGTATTACGATTATTCAACTGGTAAAGATGTATTAGTTACAAATATTGCGGTTCCAATAACAAATTATCAACATGAAAATAAATTAGATAATAATAAGAGAAATATATTCTTATTGAAATCAAAATACATTGCAATTATATTAGATGATCTTGAAAGAATTATGCCATATAAAAAAGGTAGCACTCAGTATGTAAGTGCTACCCTTAAGAAAGGAGATAATATTAAGATCTACGAGTGATCAACTATCTGCAAGTTTGCTGAAGTATGACATAGCATCGTCTTCATCTTCATCAGAAGAACTAGACAGACTGTTAAGTTCCTTCCGCATAGACTCTGGCATTTCAGGAGCACTCTTACTCTTACGATAAGATTCTTCCAGTTCTGCCATTACATCATCTTCACGAGTCTTCTTAGGCATATAGGATTCGTATGCTTCTTCTTCATCTGCAGATGCAGACTTAGGAGCAACAGCACCTTTACCCATAACGTAGTTCAGACGCTTTTCAAGTTCTTCATAAGTCTTGAATTGATCAGCAGCAACTAGAGCAGAAAGAGAATTCTCTTTTTTCCAGATTGCTTCCAGTGCATCGTCATCAGAAAGAAGAGGGGAAGAAGAATCAAACTCCGACTTATCGTAGTTCCAATAACCTTCAACCTTACGGATCTTCAGACGGAAGTTTGCACCACTCCAGAAATCAAAAGGATTGATTGGATCTTCATCATCAAATTCAGGTTGCATAGCATTCAGGATCTTATCAAAGATCTTCTTACCGAACTTGAACAGGAAGACTTTACCTTCGTTTTCGGGGTGTGCAGGATCCTTTACAACATAGATGTTAGCAAAGTAGGACAGTTTGCGCTTCTGCTTACGAACAGTTTCTTTATCCTTATCGTTACCGCTGTTCCAAAGAGTGCGATTATACTCTGTGACAGGATCTTTCTGACCAAGAGTAGTCAGAGAGTTTTCAATATACCAACCACCAGGACCTTGGAATCCGTGAGCATACATCTTGACCCAAGGAAGATCTTCCCCTTCAGGAGCAGGGAGGAAACGAATAATAGCAGAACCAACGCCGCTCTTATCCATTTCAGGTTTCCAGAAGCGATCATCAGAAGATCCGCTGGTAGTATTCATTTTTTCTACTTCTTTCACCAGTTTATCGGTGAGAGAACCAAGTTTAGATTGCTTTTTAAGTGCTTCGAAAGACATTAGATTTCTCCGTATTTGGCTTGTGGGCAACTTTACCATTCGAGATGGAGGGATGCCAAGCCCTCAGGAACTATATCACCCTCTGATCTCTTTGTCAATCTGGGTCCGCATCATATCGATAAGTTTCGACATATTGTTGAATATGACATTCATATCAGTATTTTCTGGAAGACCCATCATTGAAGCAGATTCCATAATTTTTTCTTTCATCTTTTTAGCTTCTGGATCATCAGAAAGACTAAGACGAGTATATAGAATTTGTTGTTTATTCAGAAGTCGTTGTAAAAGATTAACATGATCAATCTTCTCTTGGTTGCTCATTCGAGGAAATTGAAACACATTTTCATAAATTTCTTCTTGGAGTTCTGAGATTTCTGCCATTTCCGCTCTTACAACTTCCGAATCGAAAAAAGTCACAGCACACACTCCTTTAGAATTTTTTTGAATTTGAATACATCAGTATGTAGGAAAGACGAATACTTTGAAATTCTCATTGAAACGAATGTCCAAATAGGATCTTGAAGTTTTTGATCAAACTCCTTTTTGTATCCTAGTATTCTATCCAATATTATCATAGTTTCTAAGGAAATCTTTCCTTGTAAATGATCCTTCAATAGTTGTGGGTGCCTTCCACCTTCAATTTCAAATACTTTATCAAAATTTTTGTTTGAAAAAACTGCATCAATCTCCTCTTTGAAAATATAAGATAAAGATTGAATTTTTTTGCACCAGTTTTTATAGTTACTTTCTCCCTCTCTTATTATTTCACCAATCCAAAGAGACTGGGGATCAGAACAAGATACAAAATTGGAGACAAAGAAATCCAAAATTTCTTTTTCGGATTTCTGTCTGCTTATTTTTTCAAACCAAAATCTATCCTTTCTCTTATAAAAAGACTGGATAGTTGCTCTATTTTTACCACAATATTTGTGGTAATCGTAACTATCTTTTGTGAAATGATTTTTTATTGAAAGGTAAATTTTATAGCATTCAAATGGATTCACTAAGTATCAAAAAATAAGTTTAGCACGAGAAGTTTTCTTAAGAAAATTAAGTTCCATAGCTTCATACTTAATTTTTTCCTTAAGTGGTTTAGAAATAAGTTTAGGAACAGATTCCAAATCGATGCTGTTCATTTCACAAAAAGAAATTATTGCATCGATATAGTTCATTTCTCCATTATTTTGAACCAACTTTTCGATTTCTTGAGCAAATCTAGATGGACAGAAAAATTTTTTTTCGAGTACTTTCTCGAATTCCTTTTCTACTTGTGACTCCATTAATTCTATTAGTGATGGTGACAATTTTTCCTCATAACAACTTTAACAAAGAATAACATAAACAATGTTTATTGTCAAGACAATTTATCATTTAAGAATTTTTTTATATACTTAACAAGAAGTCTAATATATTTTTCTTTATCTCTTTCTTCATATACTTCGACTTCGCCATTTTCGCAAGCCATAATGATTACAAATTTCTTAACAGATAGTCCAGTCATTTCGTGAAGCATACATGCATATGCACAACATTGAACGAAATAACCTTCAATCCATTCTCTTGGTTTTGGTTTTGCTGAAGTCTTAAAATCAATGATAGAAAGTTCTCCATCAAATTCCGCGATACAATCTACTGTACCTGCAATGCCCAAAAACTCACTATAAAGAGAACCTTCCAGAGCATGAATATTATTTATACGATTTAAAGTTGGTTTAGAAATACCAAACAGCATTTCCGAAAGAGGTTGAACCTTAGGAAGTTTTTCATTTTTAAGATGATGCTCCACAAGGGTGTGCATATCAGTGCCACGACTGGTTGCCTTCCTTGTAATAGCATCTGCTTTTTCTACACCAACCTTTTTTCTCCAGTTATTAAAAAATTCTTTTTTCCAATTACTTGTAACTGAAGTAATAGAAACGAGTTTTTTTAACTCGTCTCCATTTGGTACTTTATAATAACGAACACCATCTATAGTCTCCCTCTGAAGTTGAGGGAGATTCAATTCAACATGATTAAACATCAGAGATTCAATTCCATTTTTGCGAGAATATATTCTTTAACCAGACCAGAACGAACAATGTCTTCTGCTTCGAATTCAATAATATCAAATGATGGCATTACCCTAAGAATTCTCATAAAATCAATAATACCATTCTTTTCATTTGTTTTGACAAGATCGCTCTGAGTTGCATCTCCACAGAACATAATCTTAGAATTCTCGCCAACACGAGTAATCATAGAATCAAGTTCGTGGAAGTTGAGGTTCTGAAATTCATCGACAATAATAATTGCATTGTCGAGAGTAGTTCCGCGAATGAAAGAAGTGCTCCAGAAACTAATGGTTCCTTGAGTTTTCAAATTACCATAAAGCATTTCAAAGGAAGCATCATCTGGCATTTCAAACATATACTTTACCATATTCTTATATGGAATCTGATAAAGAGAAGACTTATCTTCGTGGTCTCCAGGAAGGAAACCAATCTCGCGTGTTGCTACAAGAGAACGAACAATATAAATTTTTTCATATTGAGACCTTTCATCAAGAACGTCTCTTAGAGCATTATATAAAGTGATGAAAGTTTTACCAGTTCCAGCACAACCATATGCAACTAGGTTTTGCTGTAGATTATAAGATTTAAAAAGTGATTCTTGATTATCTGTAAGAGGTTCAATCCTCTTCATGTAATCGGAACTAATAGGCTTCTTCCTTTTCATCTGCCTATTGCTAGTTCCAAATGGAACAGGGTTCTTCATGCTTTTTCTTGCCATTAGATTTTCTTCACTTGTGATTTGGGTGCTTTAGATGCTTTTTCCAGAACTTCATTCCATCCTGGATGCTTTTGAACTAGTTTATCTCTCCACTCACCAACTTCTGCTGGGGTAGCACATCCTTCAGACCAATCGCGGTGCCATTCTGGATTATCTTTATACCATTGAGTAATGTCATGCACACTCATTTCAATGACTTTTTTCTCACCAGTTTCTTTATGAATGATCGGATATATCGCCATAAGTTATTATAAAATTCAAAGATATTTATTCTATACAGAGAGAAGGGGCATCGTCACATTCTACGCAATCGATACATTCATCTATGTTTGGATTAGATCTCAAAAATTCTTGAAACTCTTCCTCTGTAAGAAGTATTTTAAAAACGTGACCAGTTGTATGATCTTTTATGCAATAACTTTTCATACCTATTATTAGGGAGATAGTCTTGCTTTATGTAGTCTCTTTTCCTCATAGTATGAAAATATTTCTGGAACCCAACTTTTCATGATTGGAATCATACCTTCACACATCGCTTGAATTTCAACTTGAGCATCAAGTTTTGCACGAAGATCCAAAAAGTGCAATGCAGCACGAAGAGAGAAAGATGCAACAAAATTCTGACGAATGTTTTGTGGAAGATAATCTCTAAGATGCTCTTCTGCCATACCTCTCTTCATGTAACCTTCTGCATACCTCTCAGATGCCGCTAGACAGAACTTTAATTGCCTTTCGTAATCATCTTGCGTCCATTCATATTTGTGACCTTTACGGTCAAGATAGAGACCAGGAGGACGAACATAAAAAACTTCATCTACAGAAAGTTCATCATTCGCAACTTTCAAAACACGCCTTCCAGTATAACGTTGAGACTGAACATCAAACGAAACGCCTACACGATGAGTCCTTGCCTGAACAATAACGTTATGAACGAATCCCACACAGTCAAATGAGATTGAAGGGTGTTCTAGAGGTCCCCAGTGCCCTCTCTCGTTAGCTAAGAGTTGCTCTATAACCCACTTACCAGAATCAGTTTCTGAAGGTGGTGTTTTAGTATGAATAGCATCTTCACTGTAATCATTTTTTCCACCTTGCCAAACGAGAGTTTGTGGATTTGGAGTGCTATTCAAAAGCACAATTTTCATGTGCTTATCAAGTTCCAAAAGATCTTTCGCTTTAATAGGTTTCATTCTTTCTCCCAAGTATCTTTTTCAATTTTACGAAGTTTTTTGAGTTCTTTCATCATATCTTTGATTTCTTGATATGCAGTTTCAGGACTCATTTTATTGCTAATTTCAAGTCCAACAATATACTGGACTTTATCTCCAAATCTAGCAAGTGCTCTTTCAAATTCCGTTAAAGTTTCATACATTTCTAATCATCCTCTTCGTAATAATTTGGTTCATATTCATCAATAGTATAAGGAGAAATCTCTTCATACTTATATTCTTTATCATTTTCTAATTCTTCTTTTAAAGAACGAATAAGAAACTCCATATTGACGATAATTAATTTTACCTTTTCTCTATCCATAGAATATGTATTTTCAATAATTCTACATAAAAAAAGAGGGAGAGTCAAGTCTCCCTCTGAGTTATGCAACTTGTGGTTGCTTTGCCATATTCAGTTGTGCGATGCGAAGAAGATTCTCTTTCTTCGCTTTTTTCTTAAGGTAACGAACGAAATAAGTATTCATTTTGCTACCTCCTGATTGTTGCAAGGACGGTATGCTACACCACGATATACGTTTTGTGGATGAGCGGGAGCATGTGTTTTGTTATACCAAGATACATACTCTTTTTTTGCATCTTCAGTGTTGTATTTACAACCCCTGTAAGTGACTTGTGACATTAGGTTTCTCCTTAATTTTGAGGCTAAAGAGCGTTCCTTCAGTCGGCGTTTGCGTTCGCTATTTGCGAATAGCGAATGAACGATCCGTTCCGCGTCGGCTTACTTCCGTCTGATAATACAGATGAACGTAAGGTCATTATAGACCTGTTAGTATAGTTATGCAAAAACTTTTGTAACTTTTGTTACAATTTAATCTCTCTGTCTCCAGTCGTCTGGTTTATCGCCAGTGAAAAAATCGATAATATCATCAGCACTATTAAATCCTGTGCGATGATTTGTTGGATCTGGATCTCCGAGATCTAATGCATTCATAAAGTCATCAAGACTTCCCTCTTGCATATTTGGGTTAGATGCTCGGCGTCTTGCTTGCCTCAATAAAGTTGCCGCTGAACGATTTGCTTTTGCAAGCTTTTCCGCCCATATCATATCTTCTAAAGTTACTTCTTCACCTTTAGCGATTCTTTCACAAATTGCCTCAAGGCGCAATCTGTATTGCGTTGAAAGCATAAAAACTCTCCAGATATAGTATATTTATTCTATCTTTCAATATAGGTTAATTTATGATCTGTTGCATAAAGTTGTTGAATAATAATATCACAACCTATTTTCGGATTACAATCTCCGCAGGTATAAACATCTACCGCTGCCTTACCTTCTTCTGGCCAAGTATGAATACTAATATGACTTTCCGAAAGCAAACATATTACAGTTACTCCCTGAGGATCAAACTTTTTTGAAATTGTTTGAATCACAGTAGCACCACTCGCTGCTGCTGCATTTTCCAGTAAATCTATAAGACAACGTTCGTCGTCCAAGAGAACAAACGAACAACCATAAAGGTTTAGTAAATAATGCTTACCCATTAAAGTTCAGGATTTTCCTCATATTCTTTTAAAAGTTCCGACACAACTTCTTCTGTTCCATCCATTGTTTTTACTTGATACAATGGAGACCTCATATATTTTTTAATCTTCTTATATTTTTTGATTAAATTATTAACTTCATCAGTATAGAGAGTTACTTTCGCTTTCCCTCCACCAAATCCACCTGCTCCAATCATCTTTTCTTCTTTCCTTCTGGTGCTTTATATCCCCAAAGTTTAGGATTTACTCTACCATATCCAAAATCAATTTTTTGAATGGATTCTGGACCAAACTTATCATAATAAAGATCAAAAAGATCTGATCTTTTTCTGCATCTACAAATGTCCATAAAAACTTTATCGTTTATCTTATACCAAATAAGATAAGCATCACTAGGCAAAGAACTATCTTTTGCCTGAATCATTGTTGCATTTTGAATCAGCAATTCGCAACCATATCTGGGAGGAAGAGATTTCCTTTCTTCTTGTGACCATTCCACTTTAATCTCTTCCTCCACAATTACGGCATTCACGAACGATTACCCCAAGTAATATCGGGATATGCTTCCGATACAATTTCTTTTGTTATCTTATATTTATCCGAAAGTCTTTTATCTTTAACAAGGCACATAAGTTCTGCCTCAAGAGGATGAAGTCCCTGAAGCATATTAATGAACATTGTCTCCTTACGGAGTTTGGATAGACCCTCATTGCCACCTTTTACATAGATGTAAAAGTTGTGGCATTCATTCCTAATGGATGTCTTCAAAGTTTCATTAGTAAATTCTTCGGTTCCATAGTAACCGTTACTTTTCATCCCATCATTTTTTGCCTTACTTTCAATAAGGTCTGTAAGATTTCCCCCGATAGAAGTTTGTCCATCTACTGTTGCGTAAGGAACAGAACCTTCTGGAAGAATACTAATAATACTCTCATCAAAATTCATGATAAGAATAGTAACTAATCCATCATTTCTATATTCTTTGAGAACTTCTACTTTCTTAGCGTTAGATCTTTGCTTAGAGGCAAGTTCTAGAATCTCGTGCTGGAATGGATTAGGTTGAAGTTTAGGAATTGGTTTTTCAGTCTTCGTCTTCATCGTCGTAGTCATAATCGTTTTCAAATCTCACTGCTAAAATTTCATCTGGAACAACATTGCCATGTTCATCATACATTTCTGGATGAAGGTTTGGAATGCCATAAATTTTTTCAAATTGACTTTGTTTTAATATCCACCCAATTATACTTCCAATCATCAAAAACATCAAGGAAAATAATACGGTGAATGTGAGAATATAAGGCGTTTCCATTGTTCTTTCCCCGAGAGTTACTTTTTCTTTATATCCAAAAATAATTCAAATTGAAAATGTACCTCTCGTTTGAAGAGAGATAACATCTTACCAAAACGAATTAAAAATGTTTTTGGTTCCGATGGTTTCTCCCTCCTATTATGCTGACGTAACATCAATTCGAAACCGCGATTGATCTGCGGTTCCCTTTTATTATTTAGTTTCTTTCTTTCGCCTTCCTGGTCTTCTATCATGATTATATTTCCATGCATCTTCTAGGATGCCATACAAATAATTTCTAATTTTTCTTGCCTGTGGTTTTGGAATATGTCCATATGCTTCACGAAGTTGTTTGTGCATTTCATCTGAACCGCCTTCTAGATAATCATCAAGATCCATTATAAGACTATTGAGTTCGCTTGCGGTAGAACTTTCAATGAACTCTTGAATTTCTCTTTTGACTACAGATTTGATTTTTAAATAGTCATAAAATTTTAGAACAAATTGACCTTTAAAAGCAAGATCAATTGCTTTTTCCACATCGTAATAAACTTCGTGAAATGTTCTGTTCATTAGATAATACTGTTTTCTTGTAGGTATTTTACGGTTTCTGTGCATCCACCAAGTCGTGTTTGATCATTCAAGATAACTTGGGGAAAAGTAGATCCAAGGCCAAACTCAGAATAAAAATCATCACGACTAAAATTTTCGTCGAGTTTATATACCTTGTGCTCTAGTCCAGACAATTGTAGCACCTGTTCAATCTTATTGCAATAAGGGCAACCTTCTTTGGAATAAACTGTAAATCTCATAATACTATTTCTAATTGTTAGATAATAATAAATCCCCCCAGTTTAAAATGGGAGGATAAGTATTCATAAATTATATATTATTTTTTACACTCTAGTCAAGTTTATGCCTGCGCTTCACCCCATCTTAATGCAAGACTTCCCGTAAAGGCGCTACCACCAGTAGTATAAACATTAATTGCAAGAACATCTGGACCGTTTGGAAATGTTCCTCTTCCTCCAATTGGAGTATTATTAAGTTCTTTAAGTGATGTAAGATCAAGAGTTGATTTTTGTGTTGCGTCACCAGCAAACGAGAACACAGTTTCACCAGGAAGAGCAGCAACTGCAGATGCAAATGTATATGATGTAGATCCAGCATTTCCAGGAATGACACCATTAGAGAATATAATATTCCATCTTGTTGCATCAAAATTTGAAAATCCAACTACAGTAGTACCACCAGGAACTCCAGTTCCAGAAACGGTCATACCCTGTCTAACTCCAGCAGTTGCAAGTCTATTGAAAACAACACTTGTAGTTCTAAAATTTTGGGTGATAGCATTTGTAGCTACAATTGGTGTAGTTGCACCAACCCAAACAACACTAGATCCTTCTGCTATTTGTGCAAATGATGGTTGTCCTCCTCTACCAGCAGCACTTAGACCAGTCCAAATAATATCATTTGGATTTGTTGGGTAGTTTTGTGGGTTTAAAATACCCTCAATAATAATTGACTGAGATGCAGCTCCACCAGTTGGAGTAAATTCAATACCCTGAAGTAACAATTGTGCTCTGTTAATAAGTTCTCTTTGACCAAGATCCCCAATGATAGCATTAGAAACACTTGGAGAAAGACGGAGTAAGAATGCAGTGCTCTTAATAGTAGAAACTGGGAAATTAACTGCTTGATAATTGAAGATATATCCTCTATCAGAATCAAACATTCCATCTGTAAGGAATGCAGAACCCCAGTGACTAATAATAGGAGTTGCAGTATTACTTAAAAGAACAATACCAGTTCCAGATCTATGAGTTGATGCAACTCCAGCCGTATAAGATCTTTGAGATCCAGAATAAAAATTACTAAATGTTCCTGCTCTTGTTAATCCAGTTACTGTATTTGTTGTTGAACCAATTCCAGTGTAATTAATAATTTCATTATCAATATAAAGAGATCCCGAATCTGGTAATACAGAAGCATTATCAATAAAAAGAATAGTAGATCCAACTCCAACATTTTGAGTTAATCTAGTTCTTGCTCCTTCATTAATAACTTCATATCTAACTGGTAAGTTACCAGATCTCATAAATGCTTCAGTATTTCTGTTATTGTTCTTCAGTCTATGAACAAACAAATAATCTCCATTAGGACCACGAAGCATCCAGTCAATAAATCCAGCACCATACCAAGTATATTGGAATCCAATCATCTGCATTTTATTAACTTTAATTTGATATCCACTTGATCCAGTTCCATCTCCTTTATCTACATTCCATTGAGATTGTGGAATGATAATTTCATTTACCAATGAAGCTTTTGCTCCAACTATATTAGAAACCCCCCTAAAATCTGGAGTAACTGTAATTGAAGTTTGACTTGAAACATGAGTAACAACATGTGTCATTCCTCTAATTACAATTCTATTTCCAACAATCAATTGATCTAAAAATCTTGTATTAGATCCAGTAACTTCATTAGAATTTGAATTTATAGAAATAGTTCCCGCTAACTGGTAAGTTGCAGATCTAAGACCAACGGATAAGTTAATTCCATCATATTGCCAGAAGATTCCATTTTGATCATCAAAGGCACCAACACGGACTGTTGCACCTTTCCACTTATAAAGTGATACTTGAGCTTGAACCCCTAATGTTGCATTGGTTGATGCAAGAGTATTTGTTGCGATGACAGTAAATGTAAATTCATTTACAATACTATTGACAAAATAATTTCCATTGTATCCAGAAGTTGAAATATCATTTAATGCAATTTCTGCACCAACTTGAAGACCATGATCTACATCATCAGTGACGACTGTAATAAGACTGCCTGCGGCAGTTCCTGCTGCAGTAACGGATCTCAAATCATAACTAGGAGCAAATAACGTTCCAGTTGTGTACATAATACCTTTACCAGATTGATATCTGAGGTATTTTTTACTTTGACGAATTGCTTGCGATCCATGAGATGGACCTCCAGTTCCCAATTGAACTCCACCATCAAACGGTCTATGAACATAGAAACAATCGGGTCTCGCATAAACTAATCCAGTGATTGCAGTTCCCGTTGAAATATTTCCAGGTGCTCTAGCCGTATATATTATTTCATTTAAATTTGGTATTTCATCTATAAGTCTAGGTCCAGCAACTAAAGAATGATTTATTCCAGAAGAAGTAACTGAAATTAAAGCAGTATTACCAGGAACTAATCCATGATTAGTGGTAAATCCAACTCTTATTCTAGCAAGAGATGAAAAACTAATCGTAGTATTAGGAAGCATTGTGAATAATGTAGGTTCGCTAAGTGTAACGCTTGGGAAGAAACTAATAGTGTCTGCAAGTCTAGGAGTTCCAACAAGAGATACTGTACCAATATCACCAAAAGTTGAAGTATTGATATTTGTAGATGATACCGTTATTGATAAATCATTTGCTGGAGACGTTGCATTAGCACCCAACAGATTACCAGGGATTAATAAATTATAACCTGGATAATATCCAACACCACCATTAACTACCGTTGCTACATAATTTGATCCAGATTTACTAATGCTAAATTGAGCATTATATCCAGCATTCTTGACTGATGATGAAATATCACCAATAGCCTGCACTGATATATTACCAGATGCTGCTGTTCCACTTAAGGTAGCAGAAGTTACTCCTCCTCCACCACCATCAATTCCAGTAACAGTTATAGTTAAATTGTTAGTTCCAGAATTTCCCCCAAGAATTGATCCATCTATAGTTATAGTGTCAGTTATAGAATAATTCGATC